TGCAACAGCTTTGCAGACCGAGCATCAAAATGCATACCACCCCCACAATCAAAAACCTACGGCAAAAGCCACGGCACAGTGTCAAGTGTAGGCCAAGCCTAGATAGGGGCAAATAGGGGATGGGTTACGGCAAAGCTACGGCAGATTATGGGTTTTCCCAATGAAGCCTCGGAAAATACAGTTAAAAATCAACGACTTGGAAGGGTATTGAAAGCATGAATATTGTGATTCTTGATGTCAGTGTTCTCCAATGAGGAATATGGCATTTCCACAAAAGCTACGCCAAAACCTACGGCACAGAGATTGAACTTCACCGGCCCCACGAATCAGTCAGGGCTTGGATATCGCTGACGTGGCCTGAAGCTGCTCGGCCCAGCTCTTGATATTGCGTGACGCACTGATCGAGTACGACACTGTAGGCAATGGCTCGGACAAGGCAGGCATCGTGACTGGTTCGAGCGGCCTGCAAGGCAGCGTCTGATTGTGTCCGCAGCTCGTCAGCAGCATTGCGACTGACAACAGCATCCAGGCGTAACTTGCTTTCACGCTTTGCTCTGTTGTTTTGCGCAGCAAGTACCTGAGCGCTTCGGGCCGACTCTTGGCGAGATACAAGGCGTTCGCTTTCGAGCGCAATTTCGGATCGTTGTTTGTCAGCATGTTGAATCCTTAAAGTTTGGGTGCCCCATGCCACACTAAAACCCATGGCGAAGGCGATGGCTGCGCCGATCAAGGTAAGGTTCACTGATCACCTTCAATCGGCATAACCAGCCGCGTATGGTTTCCAGCCCATGAGTTATCAACTCCAGGCGGGAGGTCGTCGTTATCAAGCGCAAGATCCACATCGGACTGATCGCCAGCCAACTGTTCTTGTCGGCGCTGCTTCAGCAGGCCTTCAAGGCTTTTGATCTGGTCGGAGATGGTGTGTGGCGCATCAAGCATTACCGCGCTCCCGTTGCATAAACCGCTCATAGATGATGTATCCAACTGCCAATAGGGCCACCACGGCAAGGGCTGGAACAAACCAATTCCCAAGGCCCGACACGCTTGACTTGATCGTCGCAACCTGGTCAATGACCTGTGTCACTGTGGCGATGGCAGCCGTACCGCCCGCAATCACGGTGGTGCTGGATGCCATGGGTTTGGGTGCGTCAACGGCTTGAGGCGTGTCATGAAAATCTCCCACTGGCGTGAGATACAGCGCAGCCTCTTCGGCGCGGCGCTGCACAAGACCGGGCAAGACCTTGCCACCGCCCTTGTTCCACAAGCCAAACGCCCGGGCCGCTGCTGTGAAGTCGCCCCGGTTGTGCGCTTTGATGACGCTTGACCCGCGCATACCTGATATGCCAACGTTGAAAGCAAACAGCACCAGGGCATCAAACTGGTTTTGATTGACGTTTCCACCTGTGACTTCGTACACGGCCTGCTCGTACTTTGCAAGCTCATGCGCAAGGCGTGCGCCTGCTTCTGTTTGTGTGATCGTGTCGCCTTCATGCACGCCCTCAGTAAATCCGTAGCCAAGCGTCCATACACCGGCTGGGCAGAGGTAAGCAGTCCCACGGAAGCCCTCTAGCCTGCGTAACTTTTGCAGTGCGTTAACGCTTGTTTTCATGGCGCATATCCTTCCGCAGGTTTTCCCACCAGTACAAGAGCGTTACCCAGCACATCATTTGATTGGCCCCATCAAAAACGCTTTCCACACCGCGTAACCAGCCCATCCGACAAACCCCAAAAGGCCGTACTGAACCAGCGCATCGCGCATCTTTTCCCAAAACTTGGCGCGAGCCTCGGCCTGCTTAATGACAAGCTCGTGGTGCCTGCGGTGACCATCAGGGTCGCCCTCTGGGAATGCTTCACGCATCAAGGAAGTGATGGCCGTCGCCAGCTCATGCGTCTCCTCTGTCATGTGTTTTGACAACTTGGTGTCCAGGCTCTTGACGGTTCCATCCAGCTTGATGATCGTCTCGTGGACGATCTGCACCAGGGTGATGACAGCCTTGTCATCGTTTGACCGACGGTCAGACGTTGGGTCGGGAGGGTTGCGCCGATCAAGTTGATCTGTGCGTCTGTCTTGAATGGTTCCTGGCATCGTGTCCTTCCTGTTGTCGATTGAGTGACTCAGTGCCAAGGAATCACATGTAGCAAATTGATCGCATGGTTGGCATGCTCCCGGTCAATAACGGCCTGCACCACTGCCGGTGCGGGCGGGCCAACAACCAGACCAAGCGCATTGTGCGTTACAGCCTGCCATGCGTAGTATTTGTCAAGCTCTGACTGTGGCCAGACCTTGAGCCCTTGGAAGCCATCTGGCACGCCGATGTCTCGCAAATAGGCGATGGCATCGAGTTTGTAATCCAGTGCCTGAGCCAACTCGGTCACAGAAATGTTGTGCTCGGTCATGCCTGCCATCAGCGGCTCTTTGGTCTTGCATGTCTCAAAGACTGACTGCACAAGTAAGCGGCGTTGGGCTGCGGCCTTGTCGGCTTCGGTGATTTCTGAGGCTTGGCCTACGGTGGTTTCGGTCATAGCAATGCTCCTGCTGTAAATAGTGAATCAAGGGCCTCATCATCCAGGCCAAGAGCTGTCGCCATAGCGCCAATTAGCGCGTTATCTCGGCGCACTTCGCTGGCAAACTCCCACTCAATTTGTGCCGATTGGGGCATGGTCGCCATACCTGCATTGACTTGATCCAGAAGGCCAGCGGCCAACAATGCAAGTCGGGCTTGGCGCATGGAAATGGATTGCGGGATAACAGGTGGTGGCGGCACATATGGCACCATTGCAGCCTCAACAGAGGCGATCAAGTCCTCATAGTCATCAAGGCTAGTGCCTAGTGCAGCCGCGTCATCGCGCAGCATTTGCATCTGAACATCAGCGTATGAGTGGCACTTGATCTGCACATCGGTTGTGACATCTTGCACAGTCTCTGCGCCATCTTCGTCAATGACAGTTTGCTGGGTGACCGTGCGATCAACCCATGTGGCCTCGACGCTGTTGGTGTCTGGAAAATGGATGACTTCTTTTAGGATGATCATGCTGTGGCTCCTTTGTTTAGTTGGAAATTGATCACAATAGCCTCAGAGAGTGAGCCAGCAGATAGATTCTTTACGGTGATCCATACATACCCGGGGCCAGTGCCATGTGTGTCAATTTGGTATGTTCCGACAGTTGAAAACGACCCATCTTTTAAATTGATATCGACGCAATCTTGACTTGTAATTAGTGAATTTGTCAGGACAAAAGACACAGTTACGCCAGCAGCCAAGGCTGCGTTATTCATCGTGATCTGGCCCGATCCTTTATTAAGGGTAACGCCGGTACTCTTTGAAGTCGCCTGCGTCACCGTGCCGCCTGACCCTGTGCCGTAGCCGATGGTGCTGGATGGGCCTGTCATGGCTAGGGTGCCGGTGGCATTAACGGCTCCCTCCTTCACTACTAGCGCTGATCCTGGCAGCGTCGAGCCTGTTTCACTATGACTAATGCCTATCCCGCCTAATGCTGTGCTATACCCAATAACTGCCTTTAAAACCCCATTACTATTAAACCTGAGATATGCATTACTATTGTCCGAAGCAGTGATACTAAGCCCGGTTGAGCCAGCTCCATATATCTCTGTCTTGTAGGTGGTGCTAGGTGTGCCAATAGCTAGCGATCCTTGGATAGCGACTGCTCCAGTAGTCCCATCAGCAGAAAGCCTGACAACACCCCCCGCTATCAATGTTGTTGTGACTGCGCCGTAAGAGCCAAAGTTGACAGAATTCACGCCACCAAGACTTGTGTTTGTCGAGCTGTTGATGACAACTGCGCCATAAGCCGCGTTTGCGTCATTGCCTAACAGTACCCCACCTGATGCAGAAGATCCAGCGTTGGTGTTTCGTACTTGCAACCACTTCTGTGCGTTGGCGTTTGTTGTTTGGGTAACTGTGTCGCTCGCACTCAGCGTAGTAAATGCGCCTGTGGATGGGGTTGTGGAGCCGATAGGTGTGCCATCAACCGTTCCTCCGTTGATGTCAGGGTTGGTAAGGGTTTTGTTAGTGAGGGTTTCAGTAGCGTCAGGCCCAGAGCCCACCTGCACCACTGAGCCGCCTGAGTTCTTGGTGTAGATCTTCTTGTCCGTCACATTGACCGCCAGCTCACCCTGCGTCAAATTACCCGCAGAGGGTGCAGCACTGGCAGTCGCCGTGTTGTAGGTTATGATTGGCGTAAAGCCGCTTTGAGGCATATGAGTGCTCCTTAAAAAGTGCCGCCGGAGATACCGGATGTAAAGGTGGGGGAGGTCGAGGTTGCCACGGTGACAGTACCATCGCCGTTAGTAATTACGATGTTAGCCCCAGCGGTCAGTGTAGCGTCTTTCCACAGGGCTGTAGTGGCGTCATAAATTAGCATCGACCCCGCTGCAGGTGAAGTGATGGCGACCTGATTGACATCGGCCAAGTCGGGGTACACATTTGGCCGGATGTAAATGGAGCCTACTGTGGCGTGTACCCTAACCACGTACCCGACAAACACGCGATACGCTGGGGCAATTGGGACTGTCTTGGTGTAACCGCCAACCACAGAACTGGACAGGTAGAGCAGGTCGCCTTCTGCCAACGCATTGCCTTCACTATCCAAAATGGTGTTTAGCTGTCGGACCAACCCCTGGGTAGTGATGAAGCCCTCAGCCCCAACCGATATATTCTCTGTGGCCATTCCGATTGTGCCGACCGAAGTAATCTTGGATGCAGCTGAAGCCCGTTTGATTGCAATTCGGTTACCCTGGGCACCAGAGGTGTATGCGACTTTACCCTCAAGTATGGTTACAGTATCCTCGTTGAATGAGCGCTGAACCTCTTCTTGACCCACCTGAAGAGTAACATTGCCACCTTTAAGCTGTAAATCAAGGGTTCCATCACCATCATTCCATGACAGACTGCCGACACCCCCGGAAGTTTCTGGGGTTGTATCGAATTGGATAAAATCAGGAGAGCTTATTCCTCCTTCTACAGCTGTGAGACTGGTGATGTCCCCATTAGCACCGGAGGAGGCGGCACCTAATGTGGCTCTTGCGGTAGCAGCGGTAGAGTCATCAAGCAGAGTCCTGGCAAAACTTGTCAGCGGTGTGACCGCCATCAAGTCTGGGCCTGTAAAATAAGGCAATTCATTGGCAGTATTTGTAAGCCCCGCCAATGCTGTCAGTGTGGCATCTAACGGTTGAGCGTCTGTTATACCATATCCGCTTAGCGTCGTAGGCTTACCGCTTATACTGGAAAAAGCAGGGGTTATCGTTACAGCAGACGCTGAGGTGATAAACCCCTGGGCGTTGATGTTTAACACTACGGCTTGAGTTGCTGACCCGTACCCACCGGCTGACACTCCAGTAACAGGTAGATCATTATTCACAATGGCGCGGAAAGCCGTAGGACCCGACCCCCCAGATGAAGGGCTCGCGTACACAAGATTGGCCGGTTGATCTGTCATGATCAAAGTTGACCCCCACGTAGGAGACCCATCCCCATTAGAGACCAACACTTGCCCAACTAACCCTGCCGGAGTAACCTGCATTGTGTTTGTGTCTGTGTACACTATACCGCCCGACACAGGGGTAATGTTTTTACCAGTTCCGCCATTTGACAGAGCTAACAGCCCTAAGGCTTGTGCCAGGTCTGGGGTAAAAGTAACTTCGGTGATTGAAGTTACCCGGCCCTGAGCATTGACAGTAACCCGTGCGACATGTGTAGCATCACCGTAAGTGCCAGCGGAAACGCCTGTCAAAGACAACTCAGTGTCACTCACACCAGCTGGGGCTACAGACAACGTGACATCCGCGCTAAGCGCACCCCCGCCCTGCAGAGAGGTGCCCGCAAGGACCTGACGCGAGACTGGCACCCCTGAGACGCTTATAAGGTCACCGGCTCTTATTTTATATGTATTCCCCTGGTACACGTACAGCAACAAACCGTCCTCAGACGCAATTGGGGCATCTGGGAGCTGCGTAATTCGAGCAGGTATTAAGTTGGACGGTACTTGTGCCATATCAGTCAAATAGGTAAAGGAAGACCGTATTGTCTTCGGTCACAATGAATTGAGAACCGTCTTGCGTGATGAGACCTGAAGGGTGTGTATCAATGTTTGAATCAGGTCTGACAAAAGGCAGCACCACTTGGTCTTCGGCTCTAGGTGCGAGACGATAGGGGTCATAGTCATCTAAATCTTCACGACACACCATCAAGCTCGGGCTGTTTGGATCAGGTACCAACTCAGCCAACTTGAATTTACGAGAACACCGCGCACACAGCGCCACACCATACGTGGATTCACCATGAGGATCGATAAAACGACTCATTTAGTATACATCCCTATGGTTGGCTGCAGATATGTCGGTGAGCCACTGTTATCTCCCGCCAAAGCGAGAGTATAAGCCACCGCAGCTTTTTGGTCTAGCAGAGGGATTAAGCTCATATCCACTGAGGGGGTCTCTAAAGCAACTTTAGCTGCAAGTCGAGACACGATAGCCTCCATCCAGCGTTGTGGGACTTCAATCTCTTGCGCCAGAGTGCCCACATCCATTATGTGGCGATGACGCCAAACTATCAACTGAGAATGTTCTGATGCATTATCAGATGCAGGCCACAAGTTCAATACAGGGTTTACTCGGTTACGCTGGTACCAGTACGTCAACGGACGACCCTGGAATACCTTATTACTTTGGGCTACAAAGGTGTCTCGGTTCAACACGCCCATGGGGATTTCTTGTGGAGAGCAACCCAGATAAATTTCAGAAGCTGAGATCACCCCTGCCGACGTTATTCTGAAATAGGGGTGCGAAAGTGCTGGTGAAATGTCTACCCAGCTCCACTCGCCAGAAGCACTTTCGGTTGCTTGAGTGCCAACAGTAACCCAGGTGGAATTGTCATCAGATACCTGGAATACTAAGTCTACAGAGGCGGAAGACCATTTTACACCCACAGTGCACACTTGGGCTGAGTTGTCTTCTGCTGAGAAGTCAACCGTGTAACTGTTGGGCAGAGAAACTGTGACCCCTGTTAATTCTTGCAGAATACGCAAATTGGCGTTGAGAACTTCAACAGTACCCGTGTCCAAGCTAATCGTGGGTTGGCCTTGGTAAAGAGGATAGATTTGCTTTTCAACACACCATGAAGGAGCCTTGACATTAGCTAGTTCAGACAGATCTAGATACAGTAGGTCTTCGGCATAACTCAGCATCTCAGCCGTAATTACTTGAGCCGGGAGGCGGCACCGACGAAAGGCTTGGTCGATCACCTTGCGGGTATTGAATACAGTGGAGCTGATGCTGCCTGAAACTGCCATGTTCACTCCAATTAGTTTTGAGTTGACCACATGGCTGGTTCAGCCTGTACCGACCCGTAAATTATAACCCAAATTTATCGCTTAGATGCTTTGCCACCACACTTCATTGCCAGCAGGGGTTCGCTGGGAGCTATCGGCACTGAGCGACGAGGAGGAGCAACCACTTTAGAGCGTTGAATCATTTCCTCTCGCTGCATGCGAGGGGTTTCTTCTTTCTCGTGTTTCACCATAGCCTTACGGCTCGGGTAACGCTCACCAGTGGATTTCTCCGTGACGGGGCCACCCTTTTTTAATTTAGTCAAGGGTTGGCCTGGGTGCTGTGCTTTCTCGTGTTTGTGCACAGCTGACTTGACCATTGCTTTATCTTGCTTGAGGTCAGCAAGACCGCCCTCAGCAAATTTGAATTCTTTAACGTATGTGCAACCCATAATTTACTCCTGAAAAAGTAATGCTCATAATAATTCATTAGCTGGTAAAATCACGCTGGCGCAAAACACCTCGATCTCACTGACCGTAGGCACATCGCACTCAGCCCAGCGCAGCGCATAATCCTCAGCGACCATTCCTTGCAGCACAGCGGGATTTGCCAGCAGGTACGGCATCGAGTCGGCCAGTGCTTGAGAGCACGGGCTGCTGTAGGTGGTGTAGACCGCGTCGGGCTCGTCGCATGGGAGCATGGCAGCGTCGAGGAATTGGGCAAAGGCTGCATATCCACCGCTGTCAGCATCAAGTGCCCGGCTGATACGCTTGCCTGTTTCACGTTGAGCGATTGGGATGGTGATCGTCAGGGTTGCGCTGTAGTCAGGATTCATATTGCCGCCAGTAGAAACAGGGTTGTAGAGACAATCACAACGGCACCAACGACTAGAGCGATGGGGTAGATCAAGGCGTAGATGAGGGTCCTCATAGCTGAATCCCACTCAGGTTTGCTACCAGCTTTTCAAGAAGCAGGAGTTCTGCGTCTGTGAGGGTGCCTTTGATTGCGATAATTGGGCCGATGTTGCCTGTGAAAAATGTTACCCCGTTTGCCTGAGCGCCTAAGCGACCAGCAGAAATTGTTGCCGCACCAGTGGGTAAAGAAGCAGACCCTTTTAAGACGCCGTTCTGCCTGAAATAACCAACCCCTGAAACGCTCTTACAGGAGGCAATAAACGTTGAGCCAAGCGAAACTGTGCTACCCATTACAGCCTGTTCTACTGCTGCATCGTTTCGCCATGACGCGTATGGGATGTTTGTGTTTGTAAACCAGATAGCGCCAGCATGACCACCGCCGCCTGCTACATCCACGATCGCACGGTAGCCTGTTGCGGCAGCACTTGCCCCCACAATCACAGCATGGTCATCACTCATCTGAAACGGCACACTCCCCAGCGCCAAGCTATCCCCACCATCAAAGTACCAGCTATATGGACCAGCAGTTGGGTTACTCGCTGCTGCTGATGTTGTCAGTGGGATGCCACCGAGGGCTTGGATTTGTGCTGCGGTGTAGGTGCCCGCAAAGATTGCAGCTTCCTTTGCGTAGAAGCTATCCGTTCCGTTGGGAGTCCACGATACATCACCGGCAACATACGAATTGTTAGCCTGAAGCCAAGTACCTGCCCCAGCACTGTTTACTACGGATCCAGTCCATGTAACCATGTAGTGTCCGTCAGGCTGCAACTCGCAAGTTCCACTCGTTGAAACGCCAAGCTGTAGATCTACTGCAATTTGTGTGTTTGACACTGCCTGCATGTTGATGTAAACATACCGGATTCCGTCAGCTTTTAACTTAACTGATCCTGTGTAGACGCTTCCGTTAGCAAGACCAGCAGGGAATGCGTGAAGTACCCTATGGATACCCGCTGTAGCAAGTGGCGTTATTCTGTTGCTTGTTGCGCTACACCCATAGGTGGCTGCATTCCAAGCCGCATTACTAAAATCCCCACTGTACGTCAACAAATTCCGCAACCCCCGCTCCAGCCTTGGCTTACTGCCAGTTGTTGCTTGGGTGGCGTGGATGCCGGTTACTTTGCGAATCTCAACATTGGTTATGTCAATCGGTGAACCAGTAGCCTGATAAATATTAAGGCCAGAACCGCCTGGCTTTATAGCTATGTATTGGCTGGCAAGTCCACCCAATGTGTATACACCAGTTCCATCATGCCAACTTAATCCAGCTGGGGCATTTAACACAAGAAAGTGATATCCTGGCAATGATGTTGGGTCTATTACAATAGTTTGTGAGGTTGCAATAGTTGTGGCCGTGCATAGATCCACTCCCAAGCTCCCCATTCCATCCAGCACCAAGCCAACAGGGTTATCTACAGTGGCAAGCGTAGTGCCTGCGGAGTCGAGGTAGTTGCCTACTTGGAGGCCGTTGAGTGAGCCTATGCCGGGCAGGTAGACGTGAGCGTTGCTTCCCAGGCGGCGCAGGAGGGAGATGGCGCGTTGGAGCTGGCTCCTGACGCCAAGCGTGGGGGAGAGGCCTAGCGCAAGAGTCATACTAAATTTCCGGGGTGATGTAGAGTGAACCCGAACTGGCGCTGATAGCCGCCACCTTATTGCCCGAAGTAAACCCGGCGTAACGCATAGGCGTGTAGGCTGGGAGGAACTGATCCACCCCGGTAGCTAGCGCCGTGGGGTTCGAACCCTGTCGGATGAAACAGTCCACGGTTGCGCACAGATACAAGGTCTTGCTACCTGTGATGGCGCTAGACTGGGCTGACGTGCTACTCACGGTAACAACTTGAGACTGCCCACCGGAGTATAGGTGGGCAGACTCCTGAGACACAGGCATTCCGCTCATGATCTTGCTCCTTACGCAGTACGTGTAAAGACGTAGGCAGTAGCGCTTGAGAACATCAAAGTATAACGAGCCAAGCCCGTCACACCGGAGGCCACAGTCAAGTCACCAAAGCTACCAGCGGTATCTGCCGCAGCCGTTGACAAAATACCGTTGGTGGCCACGGCCAGAGTAACTGTGTTGGCACCGGCGGTGTTGTCGATGTACAGATCATGCACGGTACCTTGTGAGGCACCAAGGGCTGCACCAAGTAAGGTGCCTGTAGGCAACGTGATCGTAGTTGCAGCGGCTGAAGTGGAGGTGATATAACCTGTAGCAACCTCAGCAGCTGTGGCTGTGGCAGTTGCGTTGATTGCCGCTTTCGTGGCGTGGGTCACAACCCCAGTGCCAGCCATGTTTCCTGTCAGGTTGCCAGTAAATCCGTTAAGCGAGCGTACTGGGCCGGAGAAAGTTGTATTTGCCATGATGTAGGTTCCTTACATGCAAGTTGAGCACTACTGTCTGCATGCCGTCAGCCGGGGTAAAGGGCTGTCAGTAGTGTCTGCGGTTTAACCCCACAAAGTCCACTGGGCGCATAACACCCAATGGACTTTAGGAGGCTTTAGACGCCAGCGGTGCCGAAGAAGCCGCGCGGGTCAGTCCAACCCACACCGTAACGCTCCGTGGCTTTGTAGCGCATGGAGTCGGTCTCAAAGTCGCCTTCCATGGACTTGTCCAAGCTCCGACGCATCAAGAGCTTCAAACCCTCGGTGGCATCAGTCTGGATACCCCACATAGTGGTGGAGGTGATACGAGACAGGTTAGCTTGACCACCATCCAGCAAGCCCATAGACTTGACCGGGTTGATGTCGTTGTCAGCGGAACCTGCGCGCAACACAGACTTGAGCAGCACTTCAGCTTGGAACACATTGGAAGGACCGGTGACGATCTTCTTTGGTGTCAAGCGGATACGCTTGCCGTTGTTGTCCACCGCGTTGCGGATCTGGATCAACAGCTGTTCCAGCGACGTCTGAGACAGCGCAGCTGCTGTGCTCAGTTGGTTGCTGAAGCTACCATTGACCAAGGGGTGGTCCGAGGCCACCAAGGACTTGCCGTCACCACCGGTGTACGAGGCGTTGAAAGCCCGGTTCAGGATGTTGGCGCACAAGGTTTCCTTGGTCTCGATCAACGACTGGGCCAAGTGCTTGGCGTAAGTCTGACCGATACGGATGTGGTCACCGTCTTCCACCAAGACTTTGGTCAGCGCGAAAGCCAGACCGTACACCTTGTAAGTGTAGCGTTGGTTGAACAGGATACCACCGGATTGGTACGTGACCGCCATGCCGTCAGGCAACTCAGGAGCTGCCCCAAAGCCGTAAAGCACAGGCTCTTCGTGGTACGTCCGGGGGATACCCTTCTGTTCACGGAAAACTTGTTTCCACTCATCTGCACGCTGGTCGTACACGCCGTCAAACACTTCGTTGAGAATTGGCTCAACAACGGACCGGAAGTCCGTACTACGCATTGGAGCTGCCATGATTCAGTTCCCTTTCTTAGATAGAGTTAACGGCAGCTTTGTACTGATGTTCATTGATGCGGACAGTGGCCACAACATAAGCATCAGTCAAGGTGTCGGTGATGGCTTTGGCAAAACCAGTAATCTGGAACTGCCCAGAAGTGGCCTGAATCACAGTCAGTGAAGTCGCAGACAACCCCGTCGAGGTGCTACCACCAGGTGCCGTAGCCGTCCAGTCACACTCTTCCCCCACAGCCGTTTGCACGGTGTCGGTGCCGGGTGTACCGGGATTGGCGTATTGCACGTCAAACAACGTCTCCGGGTCATCATAGACCCAGGCGGTGATGTTGGTTGCAGTGATACCCGTCGGCCAGAAGTTGCTGACAGTGGGTTTACCAGTCACGTCGGTATACTCACAGCCGGCAAAGATGCCGAGCAACGAGATACCGTCAACGGTACCCGTGCGGGATCCGTCAGAAGTGCCGAGTTGGATGGTGCCAGCGTCAACAAGCTTCACGGGGTCGCCGCTGAAGATGTTGGCAGCATAGGTGCTGGCGATGGTGTAGGCTTTCGGGCGCATCTGACCACTATTGTGGAAAGACGGACGGAAGCCAAAGGGCGCACTAGTCGATGACATGCTAAATTCCTTTGAACAATGGTGTGGTGTTAGACCAGCTCAAACTGAGCTCGTCGATCTTTGCCCAACTCGGAGTTGCCATCCCCAATCATGATATTTGACCCCGATGCTCGCGCTTGCTGAGACATAAAGTCTGCAGTGTCCGTCAGCTTTTCTTCCTCACGTAGAGGCGCATCGTGGTGGGCCTCCTTCATGTAGGCTTGATAAAGACTGCTCGGTAGCTTGAAAGCTAGCATCTCGTTGACCCCGATAAACCCTTGCCACTCACCAGTTTTGATGGCGGCATATTCCCAGCCAGGAACGTCTTCTGGCTTCACAGGTTCATACCCAAGGCGTAAACGCGCCTGAATCGAATCTCGCGGGTTGGTTGTGGTAAGCCAGCATGTGTGCCAGCCTGGGAGTTTTGGCAAGTCCGGTAGGGCGGACTGGAAGAACTGTTGACGAAACATTTCAACGCGCTCACCTTCGGAGACAGCACGGTCCTCAACGACTGGTCGATCAGTCATTGCACGGCTCTCACGATTATCAGCGGACTTTTTCAAGCGTTCATCAGACATAGGGTCGCTCCTTTCAGCGATTGGTGAATTATAGGGTGGATTTTTTGATCAAGCACGATTATTTTTATCGTACTCACTGTATCGCTTAACGTACTTCATCCGAAGCACTGGATCGTCCCAGACTCCGGCATCAATCAAGGCTTGTTTTCTCTCTGGGCTGATGTAGACCTCACGACGAGTAGAGGTAGGAGCATGCTCTTTACCAGACCCCAGGGCGGGGCCACCACGGACTTGGCGCTCTGAGACGTCACCCGTATCTTTGAAATGCTCGGGCAACCTGCGGGCAGCACGTTTGCGCAGTTCTGACCAGTATTCCTCAGTGTTGGGTTGATAACCATCGCGCACAAGGGTTTGGTCGATAGCCAACACGATTGAAGAGTCTTCGTTGCGCCCTTGCGGGTCGTACCACGAGTTCTCTTTTACGAACTCTTGAGCGTAGCGCAGGGTTCGGTCATCAAGTTGGTTTTGCTTGGGCTGAGGGGCATTGCGGACAGCCTGTTGCTTCAGGTTGTGGAGCTGGTTGACCTTTGCGATAGCCTGATCCCGGTAGCGCATGGCTTGAGCCACATCGTCGCCGTTACCAGCGGCCACCGCTTTGGCGATGACCTTCTCGGCCATGTCAACTTCGTTTGCAGCTTCACGCATACGCTGCTCCACCGTACCCACGTCGGCCTGATGCTGGCGTTGTTTGATCTCAGACACACTGCGCTCAAGAGCATCGTTCTGCTTACGCAAGAATTCAAGCTCAGTTTTGTCACGGGCGATTGCTTTGTCACGCCGCTCCTTGCGCTCGATCTTCTCTTTGCGTCGACGTTCACGAATAGCCTCGGTCTCGTCAACTACAGACTCACCCTTGTCCGGGTTTTCGGGGTCGATGTCTTCGTCATCGTCGTCATGGGCTTCAACCTTCTTTGAAGGGTCCTCTTCAGTAACGACCAGTTCTTCTTTGGCAATGACTTCTTCGTCTTCTGTCAGAATTGCTTGTTTTGATACCATGTTACATCTCGCTTAGTTGTTGTTTCAGGGCGTAGCCCATCAACGGCCAAATCTTCTGCACGGCATTGGCGCGGGCGATCTTGCGGCCAATCTCGGCATCGAAGTTCTCAGGGCTGGCACAGGCTGACTCACCGGTGACGGTGAAGCCATTATTTAACGTAAGTACGCAAATGGTCAATAAATCAATTGCATCACTTACCGGGCAATGAAGCGCTCTAGCTACAGCTCCAACAGTAAAACTAAATTCACCTGCAATATTTGCCTCAATGTCAGCAGGTGTGACACGCGGTGCGGTCAGACCCTTGGCGACGATCTCTTGTTCGATACCAGTGTCGTCGGTACGTGGTGATGTGACGTTGTTCATAGCCAACTCCTTAGAAAAACGACTTGATTGCCAATGGGTCAGTGGTCACTGTGCCCAGGATGTCCATGTCGTTCAACAGGACGAAATACGCTTTGGCACCATCGGTGGCCTCACAGGTCCAGCGGTCACCTCCGTAGCGGGGAGCCCGCACAAAGTCACCCACCTTGCACCAAGCACCTTCTGGCCATGGTTCCATGGTGTTGCGGTTGCAGAAGGCCAGTGAGCCAACTGAGATCACTTTAGCGATCTGAGTATTCCACATCTGAGTGTCTTTATCACTCTCGGTCAGAATGATACCTCCACGAGACCGGGTCTCAGGTGTCCGAATCTGGATTAGGACTCGAGACCCTAGGGGTTTGATGCCGGGGTCGGCATTGGGAAAAGCGAGGTTAAGCGCGTCTGACATGTTTTCTGCTCCTTTCAGCAGTTGGGGTTAAAACTCACGGCTGTTGTCTTCTTCAACAACCTTCAGCAAGATGGTGATGGCTTGCTCTAGGCCGGCAAATACGCCAGCCCTGTAGCCATATTCAAAAGCGTCGCGTTGAGCAGGCTGTTTAAGAGCCTGCACCGCGAACCGGGTTTGCTCTTCCTTGAAGCGGTTGAGCAGTTGTGACTCTGTCATGCAGGAGTCTTGGGGGTCTTTGGCGGTGGAGGGGTAAGCCCCTTGCCCGTGGCCAAGCGAAAGTGTTGGCGAGTTGCGCTGTCATTGGTTGCCATAGTGGTTCCTTTTTAACGTGTACAGGGACTGAGAGCTTTACGTTTTACCCGAGCCGCCCTCATATTAGCTCGAGTTTCTTTCTGTAGTTGAGTGTATATTTTTGTTCACGGATTTAACCCTGTTCCAGTCGACACAGCAATTCGCTCGCCTGTTTGAATTTCAGCAGAGGCTATTTCCCGAGCAACGTCGTTGTCCTCTCTGTTCATCATCATGCGGGCTTGGAGCTCGGCCTGCAGGCGTTGGTTCTCGGCTTGTTGGCGTATCAGTTCTTGTTGCATCTTAGTCTGCCACTCAGCCTGTTTGAGCTGAGCGTCTTGTTGAGCTTGGGATTGCTTCAACTGAGCGTCTTGTTGAGCCTGAGCCTGTTGGAATTGCAGTTTTTGCATGTCAGACTGAGCACGTTGTTGCAGCGCCTGGCTTTGTACCTGCGCGTTGAGCTGAGCCACTTGCATGGTGTTATCCGGTGGGAGTTGAGGCCGAGGTGCGTACTTCTGAGCTTCTTGATCAATCAATGGGAGCAATTGGGCAAGGCCTGCCAATTCTTGCTCAATGACTGCCTGCACCTTAGCCACAACCTGCACTTCTAGGTGTGTTTCATCATTGATAACCCCCTGCTCGTTGAGCATGCGTATACCCTCCTGGGTTTCAGTCAGATAGTAGTTCAGCAGGTGATCACGCAGGTGAATAGACATCGGGAACAGGAAAGTCTTAATCAGCGCGGGGTTCTTACCGAACAGGGGAGACTGTAAGAAGGCCAGGTGACACTTGAGGTGCGACAGGTGGTCTTGTTCGGGTAGCACGAAGATAGGCTTGCCGATGGTGGCGTCTACGTTCTCGCTCACCGGGTCAAGATCAGTGTCCCCCGGCTTAGGCAACAGCAGGTCATCTGACATCTTCATGCTGCGCAAGAACATTTCCTCAATCTTGCGTTGGTCATACATACCGGGCACAGCCACGGCACGTTGCATGACTGACTGGACCTGCGCAAACCGTTGAGTCTCGCTGAAGATTGCGGGGTC